GCGCACCGAAGGTGCCATGACCGAAAACTCGTCGCTTAGGCGTCGAGCTGGTCAGGGTATCCGAGGTTTCGCGGACTTAGTCCCGAAGCTCAGTGCCGGCTACAGTTCGTTCGAACTGCCACCGAGGGCATCTGTCTTAGACAGGTTCTCTGTGACCTTCTACTCCAAAGGGAAGAGGTGCACTGTCGTTGATAGAGCTAAGCTCAAACGGCATCTTATCGTGGACTATGGCTTAAGCCATGGTACCGCGTCTACGATATGCGAACATCGTTCTAGAGAACAGATAGGACGCATATTTGAGTTCTGCAGCGGAGTCATAGACTCGCTTCTCTTCTCAGTCCCTGAATTATTCGACGGAACTGAGACAAGGACCGTTCACAAACTTGTGCGCGTCCTTCTAGCAAGGTTACCCTATGGGCAGACCCCGCTAGTAAAAGAGTGGAAGTCCTTCGGACAGTACCTCTTAAAACGGGTTAATTCTCCTAAGGAGTTTCCCGACAAAGCTGAGAGACCTAGAGGATTCTTCTCAGTTTTATTCGACTGTGCATCGGTCAAAAGACTGGAGCATAGCGAACAGAGCAAGGAATGCTTGAGCAAACTTGCACATATCCTATCGTCCCGGCAGTTTCCGGGGGGATCGGATGACGTTGAGAAGGAAGCCCTAAGAGTCTTCAAACTCAACGTATCGGAGGATTATAAATCCGACGAGAAGTTCCTGCAGCAGGTGAAGCTCGCTGCGGGGACTATCGCTAAGCGTATCCAAGATACGAAAGGCGATTATACTTTCCCGCATATTTCCATAGGGAATTCGGGATCGTATGATTCCACCATAAAGCAAGGTGGAAGGGCAAACGACCTAATAGAGGCCGCTCTGCCATATCTTAACTCATCCCCTGAGGAAGACGAGGAGATACAGACTCCTTTCGGAGTGCTGAAATGCCCAGCAGGTCATCTTAGATGGCGAAACTGGGGTAGGCCCAAAGAGTACACAATGTACATAAAGGGTGAGAGGAACCTCATATCTTATGATAATGAGGATTTCTCCGACGACGATACTCCTGAGAGTTCGCCGAAAAAGTTTTTCCAAGAGTCTTATGACTTGGGAGATGAACTTCCGACTACCTATCTCTCTGAGAAGGGTGTCGTCTACCAGGGATTTGATTACGC